CGGTAGAGCAGTTTTTGGCGAAGGTGCGGGCGGATGCGGCGGCCAGCAAAAAAGCGCTCACGGCGCAAGAAACCAAAGACCTCGAAAACAACCTCGCCAAATACCGCGATCAAGCCACCGCCATTGAGCTGCGCACGCGCAATGACAAGGTGGCCTCTGAGGCGGCCGTGCAGTATGCCAAAGACTGGGAAGAAGAGCAGCGCGGCATTGAAGAGTGGGGCAAGCGCAAGACCGATATTGACAAGCAGGCCCGCGATTCAGCGCGCAGGCAAGTCGATGATTTGAAATTTGAGGCCAGCCTGATCGGCTTGACCAATGATCAGCGCGAAGAAGCCATTGCCCTGCGCGCGCTTGAGGCGGCAGGAATCAAAAAAGGTTCTGCTGAGTTTGAGGATTACGAAAAGCAAATCACGGCTGCGCTCGATGTGAAGCGCGCTGCTGAGTTTGCTAAAAAAGAGTTTGAAGACATCAGCGCTGTGGCGCTGGATCTGTTCAAAGGCAATGGCGATGCGGCCAAGCGCTATGTGCAGCAAATGATCGATGAATTCGTGAAGCTGCGCGTGATCCAGCCGATTCTCAAAGACGTTTTTGGCATCACGCCGCAAACCGGCTTCGATCCGTTTGGCTTGGGCTCCAAGTCCGGCAAAGGCTTTGCTGATGTGGGCGGCGCGGGCTCGATTCAAAACGATGTGCTCGGCCAAATACTGGACGGCCTTTTTAGCTTTGAGGGCGGCGGCTACACGGGTGGCGGCGCTCGCTCTGGCGGGCTTGATGGCAAGGGCGGCTACATGGCCCTGCTCCATCCGCAAGAGATGGTGACGGATCTGACCAAAGGCGGCTCTGGCTCGGCTTTCGCCCCGCAAACCACCATCACGATCCATGGCGGCGGCGCAGATGTGCGCAGCTTGGAGCGCCGCTTTGCTTTGGCGCTGAATGCCAGAGATGAGCAGTGGCGTCGCCAGCTCTCGGCTGCAAAGGTGATCTGATATGGCGATCTATACCCTCCCTGATGCCCTTCGCGGCCTTTGCAATTCGCAAGGCTGGGGCGTGCTGCCTTTTGATGTGCAGATGAGCAACCCGGTGACCGGCGCAAGCATGGCCCGCCGCCTTGCGCCGCCGCGCTGGACCACTTCGCTGGCCACGCACAAGGCCCTGCGCCCCCAAGATGTGGCCGCGCTGGATGCGCTGCGCATGGAGCTCGATGGCTCGGTTCACCAGCTCGCGCTCTACGACATCAAACACCCCCAGCCGCGCGGCACCATGCGCGGCTCGCTCACGCTCTCTGCTGATGTGGCGCAGGGCGCGGTGAGCATCAGCGTGACGGGAGGAGCGGGGCAGGCTGCCACCACCTTGCTGCGCGGCGATCGCATTGGCATCGGCTCGGGAAGCCAGCGCCAGGTGGTGATGGTGATGGCGGATGCGGTGGCCGATGGCTCGGGCGTGATCGCGCTGACTATTTCCCCGGCTGCGCGTTGGGCTTATTTGAGCGGCACGGTGGTGAACTGGCTGCGCCCCACGGCGCTGTTTCGCCAGATCCCCGGCGAGATTGCCCTGGCCACGCGCATCCCCGGCTTGGACGATGGCGGCTCAATGGCCTTGGTTGAGAGCTGGGACGCATAAATGCTCACCGTCACCCCCGCCTTCGCCGCTTGGTCTGCCTTGCCTGTGGCGGGAGAAATCTGGCTGTATGAGGCGCAATTTTCAAGCGGAACCATGCGGCTGTGCAGCTGGGGCGCTTCGGTCTCCTATGCTGCGCAAACTTGGCAAGGCATTGGCGATTTGCTCGAGCTCTCGCCCTTTGAAGAGGCGGAAGACGGCGGTCGCAAAAAAGGGAGCGTGAAGCTCTCAGGGGTTTACCTGTCCAACATCGGCTTGGCCGTGGGTGATGCCAGTGTTTACAAGGGCCGCGCCTTCAATGTGTGGACGCTGCCGGTTGATGTGAATGGCGCGCAAGTGGATGCGGCTGTGCAGCGC